AACCTAGAATCCTTTTCTGATTGGTACTCCCGCAGGATGTACTGGGCTGCGGCTGGCGGAGCACCTGGAGCTAAAGTTAGATGGAATCCCGAAGATAAGGCTGAACGTCTTAATAAACGAGGCGCTTTGCTTGCCATCCCTGAAGAGCATTATATTAATATCCTCAAATCGGCGCTCACACCTCAACTGTTCTCCAAGGCAGCTCCCAAGTTCGAGAACGGTAAGATTCGTGCTATCTGGAATACATCTATTGAGCATTACGTATTCCAAGCTTACCTTTTAGACATGTATGATGCCGCTAATGCTCCAGGTACCTGGAATAGCGCTAGTAACCCGGCAGCCATTGAATTAGCTGCCCGTGTTGAACGGCTCTTATTATTAGCTGATGGCAACGTAGGGTTGATGTGGGATTTTTCTGATTTCAATATCAACCACGGTTCGTATGCTCTTGACCAGCTCTTCTTCCATCTTGGTGACATCTTATGTGAAAAAGGGGCGTCGCAGCTTCCCGGCGATACAACTTACGCTGACCAATGTTATGCTGACATTCGGGCTACTGTTCAATGGGTCCGTGATGCTAAGTATAACATGTTTCTTTTTGATCCAGAAACTGGGTTTGGGGCAGAAGTCATTAGATCCCTCCAGTCCGGAGAACGAGCTACATCCTTTACTAATACCTTCTTAAACCGGGCTTATCGTTTAGTCCATGATCACTACTGCCATCGCATCTTTGGTAGGACCCTTCTTCTGGATAAATCCTGGCATCAGGGTGATGATGTCTTCACTCTTACTAAGTCTGTTAGTGATGGTGTCCTAGCGTGTCACATCTTTAATATTCTTGGATTTGCTGGACAGAACTACAAGATTACCTGTGACTACTCAGGTCGAGGAGAGTTCCTACGTTTCTCTTACGATCCCACGACGCTTACAGTTGCAGGCTATCCGATTAGAACTTACTCGGGTCTCATTGGGGGTGAGTTTTTCCGTGAAACTAGCTCAGATCCAGGCGACCGTGCTATGGCCTTCTTAGATCAAGTTTCTGATGCAAATCGTCGAGGTTGTCAGATACCGCAGCGGCTGTTAGATATGATGGTCTCACGACACGCTCGAATCTCCTACACTAACGATTCAGGCCAGTCAAAATCTATTAAGCCTAATTTAGACCTCCTTTTGACACCTGCACTTTTTGGAGGTTATGGTACTTCGTCTTCTGCCCCAACTCGCTTCTCAGGCAGACCCATGTATGTCAGAGAACTTCTATCTCTGCCGTCTTCTGTTGATTCATGGTCTTTACACGATGCCAAAGCGCCCCCTAATTATACCCATTTTAAGAATATACCTCCTTTAGCCTTTGGCATCCCGTCCGGCCAAGGCAAAACTACTCTTGCTCGAAAATACCCATCCTATTTTTGTGATGTTGATGATTACACGGATAAACCACTTGTCAATCAGCTAATCACTAAAGCAAGGAGCGGAAGTTCCAAAGCTAACGATCGGATAAACTCTTCCTCGCGTACTCGCGCTTATCCAAGACATCAAGTACTCCTAACTTGGAATCGCCAAGCAACTCCAGGTGATTACCTCTACGCAGCATCTCTCATCGTCCGTGATGGTCTCTCCACTATAGCTACACAGTTAGGGGAACTTGCTCTAATCGATGATTCCTCCCTTAATCCATCCGTTCCGCTGATAATGTTTGAATCTTACGAAAGTAGAGACGATTATATTCTTAATGCGATTACTGCCCATTATTCACGCTCATCTCTCGACTATATGTCTGCCATTACGACACGTTCTTTCCAAACGTACCTCTCCCCTCCTAGGCCTATCTATCAACCCCCTAAAGTAGACGTTAAATTGTTTACTAAACACCCTGCCTTTAAAGAGATCCCAGATTCAGCCTTTCTTGCTACTCATGGTCAGTTGACCGTGTTGGTAAGGTGGCAGGCAGCCTAGTTCACGATTCACTCTCCGGCGCTTATCCTGCTAGAGCCCTTAGTGACAGTATCGCTAATTATGC